GCCCCGCCCTGCTCCCAGGCGCTGAAAGAAATCCAGCTCGCCGAATACGGCTACCGCCCATTGGTCTACATCTGCTCCCCGTACTCGGGTGACATAGCAGCCAACGTGGAGCTTGCCCGCCGGTTTTGTGCGTTTGCGGTAAAGGCTCGTCAGATCCCGTTGGCTCCGCATTTGCATTATCCGCAGTTCATGGATGACACCGACCCGGATGCCCGGGAGCTGGCGATGTTTTTCAACCGCATCCTGCTGTCGAAATGCGAGCAGCTGTGGGCCTATATCGGCAGGGTCAGCCCGGGGATGCGGGCGGAGATCGACTGGGCCCATCAGATGGATATCCCGATCCGCTTCTTCGACGCCGACTTCCAGGAGGTGCATCCCGCATGACTCCGTTCACCTTGTGCGCCGCCACGAGTAGCGGCAACCCGCACAATAACCATTACCCGAACCACCACCACATCACCGACCAAACCTCGCTGGAGCAGGTGGCGTGGTTGGATCACGTCGCCGCCACCTACACCGGCGACCGGCGCTCCTCGGCGAGCTTCATCTCCTCGGACTGTGTCGTGATGGATATCGACAACGACCACACCGACAACCCCGACGAGTGGATCACCCCAGATGACCTGGCCGAGCTGATGGCGGGGGTTGAGTTCATGACCGCCACCAGCCGTAACCACCAGAAGCCGAAAAGGACGCTGTCGGCCAGGCCTCGCTTCCACGTCTACTTCCCAATCAGCCCGGTCACCGACGCCGACACCTATGCGGGGTTGAAGCGCCGCCTCGCTGGACGGTTCGGGTTCTTCGACCCGCAGGCGTTGGATGCCGGACGGTTCATCTACGGCACCACCAACCCCGAAACCACCATCCACAACGGCACAAAGCTGCTCGACGCCTGGCTGGATGAGGCCGACGAGATCGACGTGTTCGCCGCGTTCGACGCTTCCACGCAGGTGATCGGGGAAGGCTCCCGCAACGCCACCCTCTCCCGCTTCGCCGGACGCGTCCTGATCCGTTACGGGCAGACCGCCCAAGCTCGTGACCTGTTCGACCGGAAAGCGTCCCTGTGTGAACCGCCCCTGTCGGATCACGAGTTGGAGTCGATCTGGCAAAGCGCCTGCCGGTTCGCCGCCAAAGTCGAGGCGCAGCCGGGTTATCTGTCGCCGGAAGCCTACGCGGAGCTGACGAGCCTGCGGCCGGAGGACTTCACCGATGTCGGGCAGGCATCCATGCTCACCGCAGAATACTCGTCGCGTCTGGCGTTTACGGAGGCCACGGACTGGCTCGTCTACGAAGGCGGTGTGTGGTCTGAGTCTGCGCCTGCTGCGCAAGGCATCGCCCAGGAACTGACCGACCGGCAACTAGCCGAGGCCGGGCATCTGCTGGAGAAAGCCCGCGACGAGCTCATGGTGACGGGCGCGAACGCGGTGCTCGCAGCCGCATCGTCGAAAGCGAAAGCACTCGGCGGTTTCACCTCACCGCAGCGGGCCGCCTACCGGGCATTTGAGGACGCGAAGGCATACGAGGCGTTCGTGTTGAAACGCCGCGAGTCCCGGGCGATCACCTCCTGCCTGAGGGAAGCACACCCGATGTTGCTGACCACCCCAGCCCGGCTGGACGCTGACCCGTATCTCCTCAACACGCCTGGCGGCACGTGGGATGTGCGTGACGGCACCCGACGTGACCATAACCCGCTGGATCTGATCACGAAACAAACCGCGCTCGACCCCACCGACACGGGCGCAGAAATCTGGAACCGGGCGCTCAACGTGTTCTTCCAATCCGACCGGGAGCTGATCGGGTATGTGCAGCGGATCGTCGGGCTGGCAGCGATCGGGACGGTCATGGTCGAAGCCCTCGTGATCGCCTACGGGGACGGCCGCAACGGCAAGTCCACGTTCTGGAACACTATCGCGAGAGTGCTTGGCACGTATGCGGGCAACATGTCCGCCGACGTGCTCACCATTGGCGGGAACCGGAACGTCAAACCTGAGCTTGCCGAAGCGAAAGGCAAACAGCTCATCATCGCCGCAGAGTCCGAGGAAGGCGTGCGCCTATCCACCTCCACGGTCAAGCAACTCGCCTCCACCGACCAGATCTACGCGGAGAAGAAATACAAGGCACCGTTCGCGTTCACCCCATCCCACACGCTCATCCTCTACACGAATCACCTGCCCAGGGTGGGCGCGATGGATGCGGGCATCTGGCGCAGGCTCATCGTGATCCCGTTCAACGCGGTCATCGAGAGTAGCTCCGATGTGAAGAACTACGCCGACCACCTCTACGAGACCGCCGGCGGAGCGGTACTTGCATGGATCATGGAAGGCTCGCGGCTCATCCACGCCGAGGACTACCAGCTCGCCCCACCCGCCCAAGTGGTCGCTGCCTCAAGCGCATATCGGGAAGAGAACAACTGGTTCGCCCAATTCCTCGACGCCCGCTGCGAGGTGGACCCGTCCCTATCCGAACGCGCCGGTGACCTGTACCAGGAGTACCGAGCGTGGGCGCAATCCACCAGCGGGTGGGCTCGGCCGATGGCCGACTTCAACGCCACTCTCGAACAATCCGGGTTTGAACGACGCAAGTCCAAGCATGGCATGTACGTCTACGGACTGGCTCTGACCAGCGAATTCAACAGCTAAACCCGATGAGGGTGACGACCGGTGACGATCAGTATTGAACTATTACTAAGGCCACAAAAATATCTCCTTTAGAAAAGTCCAGATCCACCCGTCACCAGTCGTCACCCCCGTGGGAAACCACTCAAGGAGTGACCATGAACGAACACCACATTGAAGCCCAGCTCAAGAAGGCCGTTGAGGCATCCGGCGGCTTGTGCTGGAAGCTTGTCTGCCCTGGAACCACGGGCGTACCTGACCGGCTATGCCTGATGGGAGGCCAGGTCGTCTTCGTCGAAGTGAAAGCCCCCGGCAAGAAGCCTCGGCCGATCCAACGCCGCCGGATGAGCCAACTGGCCGCCCACGGCTTCACCGCGCTGGTCGTTGACTCGGTGGACGGCATCAAGGAGGTGCTTGATGCGCTACCGGCCGCATAACTACCAGCAGACCGCCACGCGGTTCATCCTCGACCACCACGAAGCGGCGATCCTCCTGGGCATGGGACTCGGCAAGAGTGTCATCACCCTGACGGCAATCTGGCAGCTGCTGCTCGACTACTTCACCGTCAGCCGGGTGCTCGTCGTCGCGCCACTCCGGGTCGCCCGCGACACCTGGCCAGCACAAGTAGCCAAGTGGGACCACCTCCAAGGTCTATCGGTGGCGGTCGCGGTCGGCACCAAAGCTGACCGGCTCGACGCGCTGGCCAAGTCGGCGATGGTGACCGTCATCAACCGGGAAAACATCCCCTGGCTCGTCAGACAGTACGGCGATAGCTGGCCGTTCGACATGGTCGTCATCGACGAACTCTCCAGCTTCAAGAACCACCGTGCGAAGCGGTTCACGGCGTTGGTGAAAATGCGCCCACACGTGAAGCGCTGGGTCGGCCTGACCGGCACCCCCGCCTCCAACGGGCTCATGGACATCTGGGCGCAATTCCGGCTCCTCGACGGCGGCCAACGCCTCGGCAGATTCATCACCCGCTACCGCGACAAGTGGTTCCTGCCGGATAAGCGCAACGGGATGCAGGTGTTCACGTACAAGCCGAGGGCAGGCGCTGAGGAGGAAATCTACGACGCTATCGCCGACATGACGTTGTCAATGCGCACCACCGACCACCTCACGCTGCCTGATCTGACGGTGACGACCACGCCCGTGGTGCTCGGAGCCGGAGAACGAGCTGTGTATGAGCAGCTCAAGGCCGACCTGGTGGTTGATCTGGATGGGCAGGTGGTGGATGCGGCGAACGCAGCCGCGCTGTCGGGCAAGCTGCTGCAGCTCGCCTCGGGTGCGATCTACGACGAGCACGGCGATACGGTCGAGGTGCATGGGGCGAAACTCGATGCCCTCGAAGACATCATCGAGGCCGCCAACGGCCAAACCGTCCTCGTCGCCTACTGGTACCGACACGACCGCGAACGCATCCAGCGTCGCTTCCCACAAGCCCGCGAACTGAAGACGTCGGCGGACATCGAGGCGTGGAACCGGGGCGACATCCCGCTTGGCCTGATCCACCCCGCTTCCGCTGGGCACGGACTGAATCTGCAGTCCGGTGGCCACCTGCTCGTGTGGTTCTCGCTGACCTGGAGCTTGGAGCTGTATCAGCAGACCAACGCCCGGCTGTATCGACAAGGACAGGCCGAGCCTGTCACCATCACCCACCTCACCGCCACCGGCACCCTCGACCAAGCCGTCCTCAAGGCGCTGGAGGCGAAGGACATGACCCAGGCCGCATTGATCGACGCGGTCGCCACCGAACTCACAACCATAAGCAGGAAGGAGTCGTCATGCATGTGATGACCAAATACCTCGACACCCGCAAAGCAGCCATCAGCGCATTGCAGGACTTCGCCGTGATGGAGCAGATCATCGACACCACCGACGAGCAGATCAAGACCGCCTACGACGACGTCACCACCCCAGCCTCATCGAAACTCGACGGGATGCCCCGCCACACGGATCTGCATGCTGGGGAGATGCGGGTGGCGGCCACGTTGGATCGGATCGACATCTACCGTGCCCGTTACGCCCAGGCGCGTGAGTACATGGCGTGGTTCCTGCCCGCCTGGCAGCTGCTCACCGACGACGACAGGTTCGTGCTCGAAGCATTCTTCCTCGGCGACGGTACCCAGGATGAGGCGGTGCAAACGGTGTGTGACCACTTCTACGTGGAGCGCACCAGCGCCTACCAGAAGAAGTCTCGGGCGCTCGCCCGGCTGGCGTCGGCGCTGTATGGGCAGGCCGCGTGAACCTAGCCGCCAAAAGGTGTCAAGAACTGCGGATGCATTTAGGGTTTCGGGCCTGCAATGATGTAGGTGGTTGAAAAGTAGGAAAAGCCCCAGGGCAAGCCCGGTCATCGGCTGGGTGCCTTGGGGCTTTGCCGTGTCCGGGAAAGGGGTGCGTGATGCCGGTCAAGCCTGCCCGTCCGTGTTCCCAGCCCGGCTGCCCGAACCTCACCCACGCCCGCTTCTGCGAAGCCCACGCCAAGGCGGAGGACGAGCGCTACCGCAAGTGGCAGCGTGACCCGAAGATCAACCGACGTTATGGGGCCCGCTGGCGCAAGATTCGTACCGCCTACATCACCGCCCACCCCTTGTGCGAGGACTGCCTCGCGGCTGGCCGGTACACCCCGGCGCAGGAAGTCCACCACGTCATCCCGTTGGAGCACGGCGGCACCCATGACCAGGCCAACCTCCGCAGTTTGTGTAAGCCGTGCCACTCCCGCCAGTCGGCGCTCGACGGCGACCGGTGGAGGCAGACCCCGAGGATCTACACCTACTGAAATCTGCGCCACGTCGCGCCACGTCGCGCCGAGGTTGCGAAACCTCAAAGATGCCCACCTCGGTGCTGATCGGCAGACACGGGGGAACCTGGCGGCGCTGGCGAGGGGGTTGGGGCCTCTCGATCTCTACGACGCTCGGACAGGTCAGCGGGCGGGGCCAACCGCGCGCAAAGTCCCAGAATCAAACAGGGTATTAACACTTCGGGCTTCGTCGGCAGTACCAGTGAGGGATGAAACTCGCGAAGTTTCGCTCTTGCCGTCCGGATTCGGGTTTCCCGGTGACGTACAGGCGAGGGCAAAAAACTCGGAGCTTCTCATCCGGTGTTCTGGACCCCTCCGTGGCAGGTGTTCGCCTGCCTCGAGTTAACAACTGATTTCTGAAGGAGGAATCATGGCAGATCAAATGGTGCTGAAAACTCAGCAGTGGCTGAATTCGACTTACGGCAATAAAACTGGGTTCGGCTCAGTCCAAGAAACCGGTAACACTGGCTGGGATACAATCAACGCACTCATCCGCGCTCTGCAAATCGAACTGGGTATTACAGCGACGGCAAACAATTTCGGTTCTGGAACACAGTCTCGATTCAAGTCTCGTTGGCCAAACGGCATTACTCAAACTTCTGGCTACGACAATGTTCATGGGATTATTCAAGGAGCCTTGTGGTGCAAGGGATATCGAGCCGAATACGGTGGCATCACTCTTGAGTTTACCGACCACGTGGCCGACTCTATTCGCCAGATGAAAGTCGATATTGGCCTTGGCGATACGAGCGCAACGGTCGATGTTGAACTAATGATGGCGCTTCTGTCAATGAAACAGTTCCGGTTACTCTCTGCCTACGGCGGCAAGACAGCTATTCGTCAGGCACAGCAAGCGATTAACCGTGGGTACAAGAACTACACAGGGATCATTCCCACTGATGGCTTGTACGGGCGTGAAATGAACACGGCTTTAATCCAGGTCCTCCAAGCAATCGAAGGATACACAACTGCCGAAGCCACCGGGAATTTTGGTGCAGGCACTCGCTCCAAACTACGGACAATTAGTAGCGGCACTAACCAGTGGGTATGGCTAGCCACTGTGAGTCTGGTCTGCAACGGCTACTCCATTTTGCCGACCAGCACGTGGAACAGCGAAATCAGCAACACGCTGTGGCAGTTCCAGCAAGCACACGCCTTGCCAGTGACCGGGGTGGTCGACCCAACCACATGGATGAGCCTGCTCACTTCTAAAGGCGACCCCAATCGGCCATGTGTGGCTTGCGATACGCGCTTTGAGATCACTGACGAGCTTGCTGGACATCTTAAGGCTGATGGTTATCAGATCGTAGGCCGCTATCTCAGTGAACCCAACCAAAGCAGTAAGTCTGAGGCAGACTATTTCAAGGCGCTCCGCACAGGCGAGCTAGAGCGAATCGTTGGTCATGGGCTGAAGTATTTCCCAATTTTTCAAGAGTACTCAACTGAACTTAAGTACTTTAGTGTCGAAAATGGGCACCGTCATGCGAAAGAGGCCCAAACCGCTGCCCAACGACTTGGTGTTCCACCTACAGTGATCTACTTCGCCGTTGACTACGATGCCACGGATCCTCAGGTGACCAGCCACATCCTGCCCTACTTCAAGGCAGTAACGCAAAGCCTCGGCGGCGGCTACCGAGTGGGTATCTACGCCTCGCGAAACATCTGCACCCGGATAGCTCAGGCTGGATACGCGGTAGCATCATTCGTTTCTGACATGTCTACCGGATTCTCAGGTAATCTCGGTTTCCCCATCCCCGACAACTGGGTATTTGATCAGTTCCACGAAATCAGTGGATATCGGGGGAAATGGGATCTTGACCGCGTGGCATATTCGGGTCGCATGTCAGCCGATTCGTCGGTGCGCCACGCGCAGCCAGTGAATTACGACGCTCTAGATTTTCTCGATCTGATCGAAGCGCTTGAGAGCCGGTTCGAGGAATTGCGCGTGGTCTATAAGGACTACGCTTTCGGAGAGGATCCGATCACATCCGGCAGCTACGTTACTTGGGTCAAAGTTCCGACTTGGCGATGTGTCCTCAACTACCTATCAACGGTCTACCTCAAGGGAAGCGCAAAGTGGTCCGCGGCAGCTGAAGCATATCGGGAGGCGGACGCGAAAAGGCTGGAAGATGACACTCAAGCGTCTCAGATAATCTCTGCCTTGAATAAGTGGATTCGCTCCGATCGACAAGAATGGACGGACCCCGCAGGTGGTGCAGTAGATATCCCGCATATGAGCGTGACCACCCTGGGCTACATCAACCTCAACCCGCTCGTTCCTGATAAGTGGACGGGATGGGCGGGTGACTTAGCTTCAGCGCTCGGTCCGATTCAAAAGGTTGTTGACCTGAATCCCGGCTCAAACATTATTGCAATAGCAAGGGCTCTTGTTGGCCAAGGGGATAACTATAAGAATCACAGCGGACTTCAAGGTTTGACCATCCCCAATGATCTGCCGAACAACTGCAACTACTCCGACCTGTGTAGCGACGGGGATGCGATCAAACTGGCTGCGATGCTGAAAGGCTCGGGAGCCGACGACCCCAACCTTCTGTCCCGAACGCTGAGGAGCTACTACAACAATCCAGTTTCGCTATTGCAGCGATTCAAGGCGATCTCTGAGAGTGTTGGTGCAAGCGACGGAGGAACCGCAAAGGACAAGTTCTTTGCAGAAATTGATGGCCCATTGGATGACAGATACGTTGGCCTTCTCACAGACGGTTCCAATGGGGCATACGGCTACTCGGGCGTTGAGCCTAGCGAAGAAACCAAGAGGGCAGCATGTCAAGCTCTAGCTGAATTCATCTACTGAGTTTGTCATCTGCTTCGTGGCTGGGGCCAGGCGTAAGATACCTGGCCCCAGCCACTGCGGCATAAAGTGCCCAAGCACCCACGAAGAAGACCAGGTTTTCCTGCCAGTCCCCGACGAAAATCTCGTGTGTGCGAGTACTGCGATAGAACGAGTTCGTGACAACAAGTAGTAATGCTGCTGCCACGCTTGACAAGAGTCGTATCCACAGTGCCTTCACTCGCGGTTGCGGCCATCGTCGTGGCGGGTCAACTATCAAAAGAACCAGGCCGGCGAGGAACGTTCCATAAAGCGGAAGAACCATCAAAAGAGTGCCAGCTGCGGAGAGTCCCGCGGCGGGGATATAGAAAATCCCGAAGCAGATTCCTATCCATGTCGTGTAGGTACGGATCGCGTCCCTGATCGTGTGAGCAGGTGTGCCAAATCGGGCGGAGCTGCTCATGAGCATGTGTCCTGCCACTACCGTGAAGACAATCCAACCGAGACCGAAAGATAGGAGCGTCTCACTCCAGTGTTGAGATCCATAGTGGGTGGAAGCAACTGCATCAAACGCGATGAGCATGGTGGCTGCAAATCCTGCACCCAATACTCGGATCAGTAATGCTCGCCAGAGCGGCGGCTCCCATGTTGATGGCCGATCAATGACAAAAAGCAGCAGCCCGGCGAAAGGTGCAAGCCACAATGGAGTGTTCACCGGGGCGACTTCAGCAGTGAAGAGCAGAGAACCGGGCACTATCGCGAAGCCAAGGATGAGCCCTACCCAATACACGTAGGTCCGAACGAATAGTTTTAAAGACTCAACCACTCACACCTCCCGTGGACTTCAGCACCGAAACCATGACGATTCTACGGCGGGGAGGCGACCCATGGCCAAAGACGGCACCAACAGGGGCCGACGCCGCGTGCGTGCAGGCGCGAAGCCCGGCCCGCTGGGCGAGAAACTCGCCGCCGGACGCCCCGCCACCCGCCTGGAAGACCCGCTCAACGAACCCTTCGACTTCGCAGGTAATGACATTGGCGACGGTGCGGTGCTTGCCGGGGAGACGATGCCCGAACCATCGGACTATCTGTCGGAGATTCAGCGTGACGGCAAACCGCTTGGCGCTGACCTCGTCTATCGGGAGACGTGGCAGTGGCTCGATCAACGTGGCGGTTCCCAATTCGTGGCGCCTCGCCTGATTGAGGCGTATGCGCAGGCGTTTGCCCGGTATGTGCAGTGCGAGCAGGCGATCTCCAAGTTCGGCCTGCTCGGCAAGCACCCCACCACCGGTGCCGCCATCGCCAGCCCGTTTGTCGCCATGTCCCAGAGTTTCGGGAAGCAGGCGAATGTGTATTGGTACGAGATTTACGAGATCGTGCGCGCCACCTGCACCACCGACTACGCGGGCACCACGCCCGGCGACGAGGTGATGGAGCAGCTGCAGATGGCGACCGACAGCTACGGCACGGTGATCGCCTACGGGGACTTCGTCCTCGCCTCGGCCTACCGGCACTTGGGCAAAGGCCGGATCGGAAACGACGCCCGCGTCTACAAGCTCGCCGAGCAGCCGATCTCCGGCTGGGGACCGGACGCCCGAGGCTTCAGTGAATGCGAACTCGACCTGGTCGCCGAGGCTGACGAACTGTTCGCTGACGCCGGCCACGCCATCGCCTGGGCCTTCGCCCACACCAACTAACCAGCACAGGAAGGAGCCTGACGGGCGTGATGCGCACTCTCGACACCTACACGCCGACCCGGTTCATGGCCGCAGGCTCCACCTATGACAAGCGGAAAGCCGACTTCGCGGTCGCGTTCATCCAAGCCTTGAAACACACCAAGGGCCGCTGGTCAGGACAGCCCTTCCAGCTCATCGACTGGCAGGAACAAATCATCCGTGACCTGTTCGGCACCGTCAAAGCCGACGGCTACCGCCAGTTCACTACCGCCTATGTCGAGATCCCCAAGAAGCAGGGCAAATCAGAGCTTGCCGCCGCCGTCGCCCTGCTGCTGACGTGTGGGGATGGTGAGGAGCGTGCCGAAGTCTACGGGTGTGCGGCCGACCGGCGGCAGGCCTCGATCGTGTTCGAAGTCGCCGCCGATATGGTGCGCCAATCACCAGCCCTGTCGAAGCGGGTGAAGATCCTCTCTTCGCAGAAGCGAATCATCTACAAGCCCACCAACTCCTTCTACCAAGTCCTCTCCGCAGAGGCCTACTTCAAGCACGGGTTCGACATCTCCGGCGTGGTCTTCGACGAGCTTCACACCCAACCCAACCGAGCCCTGTTCGACGTCATGACCAAGGGTTCGGGCGACGCACGCACCTAGCCGCTGTATTTCCTGATCACCACCGCCGGAACTGATACGCATTCGATTTGCTATGAGCAGCACCAGAAAGTCCAGGACATCCTCGCGGGCAAGAAGTATGATCCGACGTTCTATCCGGTGATCTACGGGGCCGACGCGGATGATGATTGGACCGATGAGGCCGTGTGGCGCAAAGCCAACCCCTCACTGGGCGTGACGGTGCCGATCGACAAGGTGCGCGCGGCGTGCAACTCGGCCCGGCAGAACCCTGCCGAGGAGAACACGTTCCGGCAGCTCAGGTTGAACCAGTGGGTCAAGCAGTCGGTGCGGTGGATGCCCATGCACATCTGGGACGCGGGAGCCGACCCGGTAAACCTGGACGAGCTGGAAGGAAGACGCTGCTACGGCGGGCTGGATCTTGCCTCTACGACGGATATTACCGCCTTCGTCCTCATCTTCCCACCCTACGGGGACGAAGAAGTACCGGATCGCCCCGTGGTTCTGGATACCGGAGGACAACCTGGCGTTGCGGGTGGCGCGTTATCATGTGCCCTACGACCTGTGGCACCAACAGGGCTTATTAGAGACCACGGAGGGCAACGTCGTCCAATACGCCCACGTCGAACGCCACATCGAGCAACTCGGGACACGCTTCGATATCCGCGAGATCGCCTTCGACAGGTGGGGCGCAGTCCAGATGAGCCAAAACCTTGACGATGCCGGGTTCACCGTCGTGCCCTTCGGGCAAGGCTTCAAAGACATGAGCCCACCGTCCAAGGAGCTCATGAGACTCGCACTAGAAGGTAGGCTCGCTCACGGCAGGCACCCAGTGCTGTCCTGGATGGTCGACAACATTCACGTCCGCACCGACCCGGCAGGAAACATCAAACCCGACAAGCAAAAGTCCACCGAGAAGATCGACGAGGTGGTCGCCACCATCATGGCCCTCGACCGCGCTATCCGAGGCGGTGGCAGCCACACGGGCACGTCGGTGTACGACTCACGAGGACTACTGGTGCTCTGATGAGATCTTTGTCCTTTGGGGACCCTCTACTATTACCGCTTCTGCGTTGTTCATGAGCTCGAGTGGGAGGCTAGCGTGCTGGGCGACTACTTCCTTGGAACTCTTCACAAATGGAGGGGCGAGGTAGTGAGGTACCGGGAAGAAGTCCACTAAGTTCAGTCCGGTGTAGTCAGCCTGGCTGTAGTTGTCAGGGACACGATCCATTGGCTGAATGTAGGCGATATTTGGGCTACAAACTATAGCTCCAGCTGATTCACCAACTAGAATCGCCCCTTCGGCCAGACGCCCTCGAATAATCTGGTCGATTTCTGTTGAGCGTAGGCAATCGAGGAGGTAGAAGGAGTTCCCTCCTGAAAGATAGATTATCTCGGCTTGCTCAAGCGCCTCGGTCGCTGTTCTTAGAGGCATTCTGGCAATATCCACATCGGTGATATTGCTGCCAAGTTCTTTCCATGATGAGCGTGCTGAATCCACGTAGGCTGTGTACTCCTCGTGGGCTGCTGCTGTCGGAATGAAAGCCACACGTTTGTTGCGAAATCCTTCTCCTAAGGCAGGAGCAATGCTTGTGAAAAAAGAGCAGAGAAGCAAATGAGGGGTAAGAGATTTCATATCCTTCACAATACCTTGCAAGGAGCAGATTATGAAACTACTCGACTGGCTCAAACCCCGTACTTCTACCGACCAGCAGATTGGTGGGGCCATTCCTTCTTCTTCGGCACCACCTCCACTGGCCGGGCTGTGACAACGGCCAGCGCCGACTGCTCGATGCCCGCCGTCGAGAACCATCGCACTGGCCCATCGCGGCGGATGCGGAACTCACCGGTCGAGTACCCGAGCACGCGCAGCAACTCCTCGTGGGCCTGCTCGGCGGCCTCGGCTCTAGCTGCTTCGTCGAGATCCTCGGAGTACAACGCGGCCAGCATCGTCGCGAGTTTGCTGGCCCGCTCGGTGAATCTCGTCCGCGTCGTCGGGACGTCCTCGCCGTCCCACTGCTTGCGGCGATCCAGCACGAGCTTCTGGAAGGACTCTTTACGCGCGTCAGTGGTGAAGAAGTGCTCGCTGATCCAATCTTCGACGACGATCAGGGCGTCACTGCTTGGCATGGTCACACTCCTCATGAGCGGTCGGGTAGTTTTCCGGCACGACGACGAGCAGGGGCCGCGCCAACCTCTGCTGCGGCTCCATATCGGCGATGAGCTGCTTCTCCTCCTCAACGGAGGTTCGCCGGATGCGCAGGGCATGGTTAGGGATGAGGGTCTGCGAGTCCTCCTGCCATGCGACGGTCTTGTGGTTC